CTCGCCGTCCCCCGGCCAGTCGAAGGTGGCGAGGTCGCCTGGCTGGACGTCCCACTTGCTGATGAGGACGCCGCGCTGGCGTGCCTCGTTCTCTCGGCCTGGGACGTAGGCGCTGAGCCAGTTGACGCCTGCCTGGAAGAGGACCCAGGAGACGAACATGTCGCAGAATGGTACGCCGCTGGCGCCGAAGTAGGCGCCTTTGTACCCGGCGTACCATCGTCCGTACTTGGAGCCGGCTTCAGGGTCGTCCCATCGGGAGTACCCGACCTCGGTGGCGGCGATGTTGAGGATGTCTTGTCGTGTGGTCATGTCAGGCCTCGTGCCTGCCGTCGGGGCGGGTAGGAACGTTGCCTGCTGCGACGCCGAGGACAGCGCTGATGACGAAGTTGATGGCGGCGATCTTGTCGCCGTCGAGGAGGCCCCAGACTCCGAGGGCTACGCTGATGGCGAAGAAGACGCCATAGAGCCAGAGTCGGGTGCTGGGGTTGCCGAGGAACTTTGGGGGCTCGGGTGCTACGGTCTGAGACATTACTTGTTCCTTAAGTAGGTGAGTATTTCTGCGATCTGGCGGTTCTGGGCGTCTATTGATGACCCGCCGTGATTGGGTTTTACGTGGTACTGCACGTCGTTTATCTTGTCCTCGATGTCATCTAGACGCTCCAGAACGCCAGGTCGCTCGGGAGTTCCCTCCCAGGCGTCTAGCATACATGACATGTGGTCGAGGTATCGACTGATGCGGTAGATGAGGCGCCCTATGATGCCGATGAGGGCAATAACGCCGGTGACTACCGCAATGTCGATTGTGAGTTTAGGGACTTCTATCATCTTACGAATATCTCCGAAAACATGTTTCGAGTTTCGGGGGAGTCAGAGAATAATCGACCTTTGCGATATATGGTGCGCATGATTGACAGGATCTTGTCGCCGTACAGCAAAAGTCTTTCACCCTCTCGAAGGTCGTTTACCTTATAAGCCCATCTTACCTGAGGTCCGCGAGGAAGTCGCTTCTGGGCAAACCAGGTTCCACCGTCAACCCAGATGGATACGGTTCCCTGGGGAGTTCGGAGAGTGAACTGGTACTGGGCTCTTCCACTTTTCTTCATGACGAAGTCGTCGTAGTTGTCGGCAAACTCATTGTTAATGGAGTAGTCAGCATAGTCTTCAGCGTGATTAACAACGAAGGACCCGAACCGTGTATGTGCAACCTCGTTCGCAAACTCCTTGGAGTCAACGAAGTCAGTAACGATGAAACCATCGGCATGACGAGAAATGCCCGCCCTCGGCTCAATATGGAACCGAATAAAGTATGGATTCATGATGCTCACAGAGTTCGAGAGCATGAGGCAGCGCACACGGTCCTGGTACCTGTCCACCGTGGAGTAGAAGTCCATGAACACCTTTGCCTCGTCAGGCAGGTAGCGCAGACTCCCCTTGTCGATAATGAACTCGTCGAAGATGATTGTGTAGACGTTCGGGTAGGCGATTGACTTGTTCGCCTGCGCTGTCGAGAGGGGAATGAAGTACCCGATCGTCTCCCACCTACTGTCAACCTTACGCTGAGCAAACTGCCCCTCCACCCTGAACTCCTGGTCAGGGAACTCCTGCTGAATGTCAGCGAAGAAGGAGTTACGCCCCCTGAGCTCAGTCCTGTAGCGGCGCAGGTAGATGAACTGCTGCCCCTTCTCGATCGCGTTCCTGATAACGATCTTCTTGGCACCGTAGGTCTTACCAAGACCACGAGCACCCATGATCATGTTGTAGACGCCCCCGTACGAGAGGACGTTCGAGAATGAGTAGTAGCTAAACTTCTTTTTAACCATGACGCCTCACCGTCCACCATGCCGCCCCTGAGAGCATGCCAATAGAGTTGATGTGGGGTCCGGGCCCGTCACCGCCGTGTCCGATCGTCTGTCCCGGACCCACAAACATCTCCACATGGTCTGTGTGCGGGTAGCCACCACCCCAGGAGATGACGATGACATCGCCCGGCTTGAGCATTGCCTGCTGAGCGGCGCTCATAGTGCCACTGCCCCTAGGAATGACAGCGGTGCCGCGGAAGTACATGTCGCCGGTCCAGGTTCCGGGATTGATGCCTGACGTATCCATGTAGGCCCTGTAGATGGTGCTGCTGCAGTCACCGAACCCCGATTGATCAGGGTTAAGCCGGCCAGGAGCCTGGCGGTACCTGAACTTCATGATTCGGGACCGCATCCAAGCAAGAGCCTTGGCTCCAGCAGAACCATCGCCCGCTCCGCCACCTCCGCCACCTCCGCCACCTCCGCCGCCGGTTTGTGCCGCAGTTTGTTCGACAGCAACATTAACGATTGTTTTGATGTCGTTGAGATTGGCCTTCCACGCGTTAATTCCACATGGATATAGGTTGACGTTACCAAATTTGGTTTGCGCAAACATCACATTGCTGTTATCTGTCTGAACAACGAGTTCTCCACCATCAATGGTAATCTCCTGATCGCCATTAGTGTTGAGAGACACTCCATTACCAAGGCCCGCTCCACTAGCCCCACCACCACTACCAACACCACTTGTGTCACCCGAGGAGATGATGGCGTACGCCTTCTCGTAGCGGGTCTTGTACTGGCCAAGGACCCCGTCTGCGAGGATGGCTGCATACATGTCGCGTAGCCCCATACCTCCTCCCCCGCGCATGAGTACCCGCAACGCTTGTCGTGGGCTCTGGTGGTACGCGCACGCCCACAGGATGAACGCATCGGTGTTGTTGTTGTAGTCGAGACCGTACTGTGTCGCGGTCGCAGTGTATCCCTCGATGTCTTTTACGAGGAGAGCGTCCTGGGTTGCACTGTTGGCTTTGAGGCACTCTCTCAGGGACACGTCATAGGAGCGTGAGAGGTAGAACGTGTTCCACCAGGGGTCGCTCGCAGTGTGGCGAGAGAGCCCGTTGATATCGAGGGTGCTCCCGTTCATTTTCTGCTGCCACTGCTGCGTGTTACGAATAGAGTGCAGCAGTCCTGCGGCGCGTGTCCCAAACCACTGTGCGATTCCTACAGTAATCGGGTCGTTGTAATTAATTGCACCATAATCCATGTTGGATTCAACGGTACCGATTACCTTAATAGCAACTTTCTTATGTTGCTCATCCCATGCCATAAGTGAACCTCCCGCTACAAGTGTAGCAGGAGGTTCACCCGGTTATATCACCAAACTCCCCACTGGGAGAAGATGTAGATCTGAGTTCCGACAGGCAGAGGATCGGCCGACACCAGCTGTCCAGCAGTGTTTACGTAGAATGTTTTCCACTCACGATTAGTCGTCATTCCCTGGAAGTACTGGATCGAGTAGGGGGTTGCCCATCCAGGGATAGACCAGATCGGGTGGTCCGCCCCTAGGGGAGCAATAACCTCAAACCATCCGCGTATGTAGGCGTTCGTGTGCTCTCGCTTAATGCGCAACGTCATGGTCGACTTCTTGAGTCCGTTAGCGTCCTCACCCCAAGGAGACAGGTCTCGCCACCCGTAGTCGTTCCACGACGTCCCGCCGCGCAGCCATCCAAGCGCGTACTGCTTGGCCTGCTGGTACCCATCGTCGGTGAGGTGAACCTCATCGTTGCCTCGGATCACGCTCTTGTCGCCGTGGAACCATGAAAGGGATCCCTCACAAATTGCTGGCGACAACGCATTAAATGCCCACATGAACTCACTGGTCCGAGCCTGAATCGACTCACTCATTTTACCCGAGTTGAGACTGCTGTCATTCCAGATGACCGGGATGCAGTACACCTTGGCGTGAGGCCAGTACGTCTTAATCATCCCCGCGCACACCTCGGCCATCTGCTGGACGTTGTGCATGGCGCGGATGTCGTTGAGCATATCGATGATGAATACTCCTCCAACCCGCTGATTGTTGTCGCCAAGCGCCCGGTACGCGTTCTGGATCTGAGTGTCGAAACGAGCACTCTGTGCGCTGGTGAAGGCACCGCCACCAATGCCATAGTTGTGCGCCCTCTTGAATCCGTACTCAGTCGCCAGCTGAGTTGCCCACACGCCCCCGTCAGTCTTGACGTTCGAGGAGCCGATGATAACGGCCTGATCATACTGAGCAACTCGCTGAAACTCACCATCCAGATATGTCTTGCTGTAGTACGTGTTGGGGATCGCAGCGATCTGATCATCAATCTTCTTGTTGGCAGCGTCGATCCTCTCCTCCATCTTCTCGGTCAGGTTGATGGTTGCCATGTACTGTGTCTTACCATTCATCATCTGGGCGCCAACAAAGGCATTGTCAAGGTTGTAGCGAGACGACCTGGAAGGCGTTAGGGCAACCGCGATGAGACGGCTCTTAAACTCCTCGATAGTATCGAGTGTCTCTTTACGCTTCGACTCAATATCTTTATTCCAACCATCGTGAGTCTTTTCCATCTCTGCAATGAACGTTGTAACTTTCTCGTTCATGCTGGCGACGATCTTCTTTTGCTCCTCGCCGAACTCCCCAACATAGTCGATGGTCTCGGAGACGGCTCCCCGAATCCGCTCCAGCACCTCCAGGTACGTGAGTCCGTCGCGATACGTGAAGGGTGTGATGTTATTGACGCGCGAGTCCTGGATCCTCCACATCGCACGGTCGATAGAGTTGATGATGTCGTTAATATTAGGCATAGTAACCTCCATAAAGTGGTGAGTGAGTGAGCGGCCGATCAACATCCCACACGCCAAGGAAGAGATCCCGCAACTCTTCAATGACGAAGTTGTCCACATTAACCAGTGTACCTCTGTACTGGGCGATCATCTGAGCCTTGCCCCCACGTTGCTGGGAGTCGCTGCTCTGGTTGTTGTCGTAGTGGCTACGAGAGTTGGTGGAGCCTGCGGAGGTAGACGACGACTTGTTGCTGTTCTCGCTGGTTGCATCGGACAGTGACGACGCGTAGTCCGCATTGCCTGCCAGTCGAGTCTGCGGGGTGTCCGAGGCCACGGTCCGGCCCTTGCTGCTACCAGACCCCGTCCCGTTGCTGGAACTCGTGTTGGTGCCGTCGTTGCTGGAGTCGCCCCACTGTCGGGTCCTGCTGGAGGACACCCCACCGTCGAGAGGGTCCGTGTTCTGGATCTCGGCCAGGTACATGCGGTTGTACCGAGGCATAATGAGATCCATCTTGAGTTCAAGGCGCCAGATGAAGATATCGATCGTCTCGTGCCCGATCTCGTTCAGCCAGAACTCTCGTTTAATGCGCGAGTTCAGTTTCTCCCGGTACGACTCATCGAAGATCTCGTACCTGTCGAGCCCCCAGTGTCCCTTGGTGATCCGGTCAACATCCTTAAGCCTGAGCGTGTGCGTCGGCATCGTCTCCTCCTAGCTGTGTCATGTTCTGCGTAGCAAGCACGTCATTCAGGTCCGGGGTCGCGTTGTCGTCCACAGCCCAGGTGCAGGAGACGTCGAGCCCAAACTTGGCGTTGATCTGCTCGCACGCGAGTTCGCGAGGCTTCATGAACTGCTCCCTGGACGCGAGCACCTGCCCGCTGTTGGCCGAGGCCTCCTCGACAACCATGCGCTCACGCTTCTCGCTGTTGACGTTCATGATGCCGAGCATCGTGAGTGCCTCACCCCAGATCTTTGCCTTGGACTCCATGTGCTTGATCGACGAGACCGCACCCGCACCAGCGTTCTGGTTGAGCGGGAAGACCCCGATCGTGCTAGAAAGATTGTCCATGGCGATGCTCTCGGTCCCCCACACGACAGGCTCACCGTCGTAGATCTTGGAGATGACGTTGGTGATGGTCTGCCTCTGGTCGTTGCTGCACGCGACAATCATGGGGTTGCGCTCGTTGAGCAGGTCGATCTCAATGGTCCTGTCTACGAGAGCAAGTCGCTCGGAGTAGATGCGGACGATGTCGAGGTCGCTGATGCGGGTCTGGTTGCCCCAGATGGTTACGCAGTCGCTGGCGGCCACCTCTCGTGAGTAGACGCCGTTGCGTGTGACAACATACTTAACAGGGTTGTCCTGGATGTCGAGCATGCCCGTTGGCGTGGCGGGCATGGACATAAACAGTTCCAGGAGGGTGTCGAAGTAGAAGACGCTGAAGCCGTTACTGAAAATGGTTTTCTCAATAAATCGTGGGTCAATGTCGTTCGGCAGCCCCTCCCACGTAAACCGTGACATGCATTTCCCCATCAGTTGACGGAAGTACATGTTTTGCAGAACCATCTGGCGGTTCTCTGCGCTACTTGAAACTAGAGCCCCAGGTTTCCCGTAAAACTCGCGAGAAACAAAATCATTGTTCTTACTCACTCAACTTCACCTTTACGCTCGTGTCGATCCGGTTCTCCCTGACATTCGTCCTACCGATATTGAACGGCTGCTTCCACACGGTAACCCCCTTCTCGAAGATGCCTCTAATTGTACCCTTAAAGGCTTCAGGCATGTTTGCGCGCACCAGATAGCACTCAGACATCTTCCAGTACGTAAAGTGTGACATCAAGGAGAGTTTAGACATACTTACCCAGACATTCATATTGTAGCCATAACGAAGCCAGAAGTCCCCGATACGCCGCATCGAGTTAAACGACAGCATGCGAACGCGACAATCCAATGACATCTGATAGGCAACCATAGGGGTAACAGTCCCCGCGGTCTGCCCCACAACTGACGGTGGAATTACCTGCATGTCCTGAACCTGAGCGTTGACAGACGCAATCGCATTCTCATAGTCACCGTTAGCAGAGAACTGGGCTAACTCATAGTTCGTGTCCCGCACAGCACGCTGCTGCTGCTGACTGATCTGCGACTGCCCCGACACCAGCTGATTCTGAATATGCGCCTGCGACTGTGCCTGACTGTTGCTGATCATGGCGTTCACCTGAGAGGTGGCCGCCTGCCCGAGCCCCTGCCCGACAGCCTGGGCGTTCAGGCCCACCACACCACCCAGGGCGGTCATCCCGCCCTGCACGGCAGACACCGTGGCACGCATGTTGTTGTAACGGGACTGTGAGTCAGCGTTTGCGCTGTTGCCCCACATCGAGTTCTCGGCGCCCGCCTGAGTCGCCGCAATTCCCGCGTTAGCAATATCCCGACTAGCCGTTGCTGCCCGCTGCGCACGCTGCTGAGCCCACCTGGCGCCATTATACTGCTGCGCAATCGTGTGAGCATTCGAAGCCAGGTTGTTAAGCGCAGAATTATTGAGGACAGCAAACGTCGGTAGGCTCTGGTAGCCTGTCGCAACATCCAGTTCCTCACCCGTCTGCTTAGTCCAGGTGGCAGCATCCACATCAATTACATCGGCTTGCGGATGCCTGTTCAACCAGTTTGGAGAAAAGAGGATCTGGGGCATAGGCGGCGCAAGATGTACCCATGCGGTAAACCCGATGTCGTCACTAGCTAATGACTCTGGGCGAACTTCAATTGGATTGCCCGTGTAGGTGGTAAACTGTAAAATTGTATATGGCGCGGTGCAAAACTTTTTCAACTCGGAATACTCGGGCAGCACCAGCCGCATGAGATTCTCGCGGAAATTCTCACGGGTAATCCAGTACCCCCGCTTATTCTCAACGCCAGGGTTTGTCAGTGCCCACCAGGACACGCTACCCAGCTGCACCTTGCGAGCACCATCCCCCTTAAGCATCCCCTTCGGGACCAGGGTCACAGAACCAATCCCCTGAGCAATCCAGGGGTAGTCAGCAAGATACTTCATCCCAGCAGCGAAGCCAGCAGCATCAGCCCACCAGATGTCCACAGAGTTGGGAAGCCCCTCCATGTCAGACCCGTCAGCCATAATCATCGAGGGCGAGGTACGCGACCCGTAGGGGGCGTCAAGTTTAATAGTAGACGTAATAATCACGTCATACTTTTTGTTCTGAATGTCCCCCAAAACCTTGCGATAGTTACGAGCAACCATATGCTCACCGCCAAGATCAAGTCCCTCAGGAACAGTCAACCAGGTGCGACCGTGATCATCGAAAGAGTCAGTAGCAGCAATGCCCATATGGCCCCGCTCGAGAAAGCCCCGACCAAATTCAACCCGGTCATAATAAGTAGTCCACACATCAAGTTGCAATACAAGTTGCGTAGTGCCGGGATTGAGGTACTGCACATCTGTAATGAAATAGAAAAAGACGGTTGGCTGATAGTCGGCTGTAAACGCCGATGACGGTCGCCCAGGATTCGTCACCATCACATAGTTGAACTGCACAGCACGCGAAAAAGGTGTTGGAACCCTGATCGGTCGCCCCTGAGCCAGGTATGTCATTGAATCTAGGCGCACCGACTGAGAGTGCTCAAACGACTCCACATAGTCTTTAGGCGACCCGTAGCGAGTCCAGTCAATAATGTCACGATAGGTGTTGTCAAACGGAACGTTAACCATCCTAAGAACGGACCCCGCAGACCATACCGAGTAGTCAAACGAAAGCCCTGCTCCGGTCTCAGGCGGCATCTCATTAATCTGACTCAACGCTTTCTCCTCTCAACCATAAAGCCCCACCATCCCATTTGGGATAGTGGGGCGGTTATGGCCAGTGTATCAGGACACCGTAACAGTGGTCGAGGCCGTCAGCGGCTTGTTGCCGTCAGCGCCAGGATTGTCGACAGTAACCTTCACAATAATCTCGGTACCCTTCACCTCGTCGTCACCAATAACCAGCGTGTTATTGAAGATGCGGGTCTTCTTGGACTTCTGCCCACTGATCGACCAGCCGATAGCCGGGTGAATGCCCTCAGCAAGCGCGGTCTTCCAGTCAATCTCGAGAGACCGCAGGTCGCCAGGCTTCGGCGTCACACTGTGCTTACCGTCCTGCGTGCCAACCTTGATACCCTGGATCTCAGCATTCTTCGGAGCCTGGACCACGATCTTCGTCTCCGGCTTGGTGCCAAAAGCGATCGCAGGCGTGAACGGGGAGAGGCTCAAGATCGAGTGGTGGTGCAGCCAGTAGTTGTTGTACAGGCCGTCAGGGTTCTCCATAGACCTGTTCTCCACGAACACGTCCTTGATGAGGAAGAACTCCTTCGTCGTCAGGATCGCAGAGATACCGTCTAGCTGAAGGCTCTCGTTCGGAACCGTGATCACGTGCGACGGCATGCCCGCGCGCTCCTGGTTGAAGGCCGCCGCCAGGGAGGTGACGTTAATGTTCGCCTGGAACTCAGGGGTCGCAATGATAACCAGGTTCTCCGGCTTGGCGAACGACGGCACACCCTGGGCGTTATAGGCCCTCGTCGGATACATCATCTTATTGGCCGCAACCTGAAGCGACTTGATCGCGCTGTCAGTCTGATCCTTGTTGGAGACCAGGACATTCAGGTCAGGGATCTGCACGTGGAAAAACCCGTGCGTGTTCTCGTACTCGCGAATCAGGGAGCACATCTCCAGGAACTCTGACCACTCGTCAGAAGTGGAGACAGTCGCCATCATCCCGGACACAAGGTTCGACAGGCCCTGCTCGTTGAGGAACGCCCTGCGCAGCTCAATCTCGTTGATGGTGATCTTGAACTTCTCGCGCCTGTTCGTAGTGTGGAAGGCAGAGTAGGAACGGGCTCGAGCCTGACCAAAAACGTCCTTCTCGAGCGAGTCCCGGTTGGGGTCGTAGAGAGTAGGCTTCACCATGTCGAGGTGAACCTCCTCGATCGTGTCAGCAAAGTCCATGAACCCCTGCTTGAATATCGCAAGAGGGTTCTTCCAGACCATGTCACGCACGATCGTGGACCCGATACGGTTGACAAGAGAGTCCATGAAGAGGTTGCGGGTGATGTTGTCCGACATGATGTTGGACAGTGTGTCGTGGATGTTGGCCTTGGTTGCCTCGGGCACCATCTCCTGGTACTCCCGGCGGGCATCTGATCGAATGGCGTTGGCAATATCAACGTTGTTGAGGCCATCACGAAGATTAGGCATAATATGTTTCCTTACTTAAAAAGGTCTTTAATTGACTTAGGCTTCCAGTTCCCGTCGGGAACATTACTGTCTGAAGAATTGTCTGTGGCGAAAAGTCCTCCTAGCCCCGAAAGAGACTTGCCAAGGGATCCAACATCCTTCAGGGTCTGCTTAGCATCATCCAGATCCTTACTATTGTAACCCATCTTGTCAGCCAAGAGCCCACCAGTATCCTTCACGGCGGCCCCAGCAGTCTTCAGTCCCTCAATACCAACATCCCCAATACCTCCCATTACGGCCTTGACGTCATCCACGTCCTTCTGAATCGCCCCCTTGAAGTCATCGTAGTTCATCTCCTTTGACGCTGGAACATCATCACCCGCAAACGGGTTCCCCGTCTCACGGTCAGTAGGAGTCGACATCTCGGTCAGACGACCCTCGATCTCGTTCTGAAGCGCAGAGACCTTGTCTCCAAACACTGACGTGAGATGGTCCCACGCAGCCTTGGTGTCCTTGTAGTAGTCCTTACCCTGACCCGCCTCAACAGCCATACCGAACTGCTTCATGTCATCGGTGTCAGTGAGATTATCCTTCTCCTTGGACACCTCAACGCCGTTGCCGTCAGTGTCTCCCGGGTCGTACGCGTGCTGCTCGCCAGCGTGCTCAGGCAGGTCCAGAGCCTTCTTCTGCTCGTCCGTCATGCCCTCGACAGCCTTGTTGTGCTCCTGGACGTCCTTCGCCTGAGTGGCAGGATCCAGGTCCTTCTTACGAGCGGCCTCCTGCTCCGCGGGGGACATCTTGTTGCGCTCGTGACGCTCCTTCTCTCGCTGCTTCGCAGCCTCGAGCCCCTTCGCCTCCTCGGCCTTCCGCTTCTTCTCCTCAGGAGTGTCAGGCTCGAAGAGGCTGACGATGCCGTCCTTCATGTCGTGGAAAGTGCGGCTAACCTTGTCGCCGAAAGTCACTTTATAGTCTGGATCGCTCATTAGTCCTCCAATAAAGATAGGCTGGGAAGCATTACGCTTCCAGCCTATCATGTTACCCAATATCCAGGTAGTGCTAGCGGGGGCTGCTACCCGTTCCACAAACAGCCCAGTTCATTAGGTTGCGTCCTGTTCGTGGGCCACTAGTCACTTACCCGGCTTGGGGGCATGTGCGGCGATATACTCAATAATCGCGTCCTGCACCAGATCTGACGTGCTGCGTCGCAGCGTCCAGTGCAGTTCCTCGATGTCCTGGGCAACAACCTTGTCGATGCGATACTTAAATGTTGCCCTGGTGCTAACCGGTCGAGCCATCTTAACCAACCCTTTCGTATGGCTTCAATGTGAATGTCGTGTTTCTAAGAACCGTTCCTCCCGGAACTCTTACAGGAATAAGTTTACCATCCCACTGACCTCCGTTCAACATGTCGTCAAACGTGAGGTTAGCAGCAACGTTACGAGGTAGACCCGCAATATGAACATCCATATTACCCTCAATCTCCTCCGCATACTGCTTCGCCCGCACGTACACGCTCCGAGTAAAATTACCCTCATGCTTCCACGCACCTAGTTCCACGGGATCCACCCAGAGTCCCTCTGGGGGAGTGGTAGGTCCCACCAGGTGTAGCGAGTCGGTGTCCGCGTACGCAAAATACGGGTAGACATCCTGTGCGGCCGAGATCGTCTTCAGCCTCGCGTAGGCTGTAATAAAGACACCCATAGGTGTGTACACAGGATCCCTCACCTCCATCTCGTTCATCTTCAGGCTCACCCGGTTGTCCTCCATGACGGGGTGCTTGCCCGTGATATCGGGATTTGTCGCAAACTTTCCGTAAAGACTGTTAAGGTGAAGCTTGGCGATCTGTCTCAACCCTCCCGTAGAGTTCTTTTTAATCTCCATGAAATGATCAACGTACTCGTCAAAGAAGCCATGAGATCCGCGAAACTCAAACGTGCCGTTCCATGAGATGATTTTAAGGTCATAATGTTTTTCCCATAACTCAATATCAATATTAGTTGCCACCACAGTAGTTGGGTGAGGGATCTCAGACAGGTACTGTGTTGGATTATAAGACAGGTTCTTCTTGATCTGAATGCAAGGAATATGGTTAGGCTTGATCCTCGCTGTAAAAGTGATAGACGCGATATACAGAGGACGATCCGTAACGGGAGGCCCTTCAGTAAAGACCGGGTCGCCGTAGGGGAGCAGCGCTGTTCGCATCACACTGGGATACAACGAGTTCACGTCATACACGCTCCCCGAACCATTCAACTTCCCCGCATAGCGCTTATCGGCATATGTAAACCCTCCGCGATACGCCTTCCGAATCTCCGTATCTATCTCGGGGGAGAGGATCGGAAAACGGCGAAGAAACAGTTTACCCGCCATCTTCTTATATGTATGCAGTGAGTCGCTACCCGCAGTCAGCCGAGTCATCTTCTCGTTAAACTGCACCTCCAGCGCCTGTGCCACAATCGCCACGTCATTACGCTGGTACCGCCTCTCCTGCGCTGTTGGTATGTACCCCACAGGCCTAAACATCTCATAGTCAATCTCCAGTTTCTGATCATGAAGATTAAACGCCTTCGCAACTGCCGCGACAGACATTGGAAGTTTCTTGTACGAGTCACGAAACTCAACGCGATACCCCGTCTCGAAAACCACCGTAATACTATAGAACTTACCCATCCGAGAGATCAGCGACGTAAATTGCTTGACGCCCGGAGACTCTTTCGTCCAGGAGTAACCATTGCGCAGCAGCCAGTCAATGATAAAACTACCGTCGAAAGCAAGATTGTGAAAATAGATATTTGCCGAACGCTCTGCCACATGATGCATGAACCCGTCAATAGTGGTCCCGTCAAAATAATTGTCCAGTTTACCAACCTTAATGATGCCCCAGGACCATACCCTACAATCCTCCTCCCTCGTAGTAGTTTCAAAGTCTGCGACAAAATTAGGGACCCGCTTGTGAGAGCGCTTAACGCTGTTTCCCCTTGCGTCGCTTGTTGACTGGCGAGGCACTAAAATCGTCCTCCGGCTTGATCTTAATTGACTTAATTTCCTTCAGCAGAGACTTGATAGACGAACCGGCATTCTCATACTCGTCATACCAGATATCATCACCCCTAGCCCTCCGATCGTTGTACCCCTCTTTAGATGCCTCATACATGAGAGACAACTGATTAGCGAAGTCGCCGTTCACCGTCCACATCAGCCACAGCACATCATCAGGAATCTCTGTCAAGATGTCATACAATTCAGGATCCCCGATAACATCCAGCATCGCAGCAATCTGCTGCTTAGCCGATGTCAGCCTCCCTGCCTTTGCGGTCTTCGTCAACGACTCCTCAACAGCCTTAGTCTTGGCCATCATCGCCTCAACACTCTCAAAATTTGAGGGCCGCTTATCAGGATTCATTCTCTCAAGAGCGTAGTGGGATCCCCCAGGAAGATACTGTTTCTGCGGCTTAAAATCCCGGATCCAGTCACCAACCGTCATGTCCCCCATATAAGGAAGTTTTGTTCCGCTAACACTTTGTTCATAGCGATCAATGTCATCATTATAGCGTAAAACAGCCTCTCTGTATCTTCTAACAGTCTTGGCTGGAATAGCACCACCATTCTTATCGCGATAATACCACACGCTACTAGAGTTGTTAAACTCGCTAAGACGTTCCAATTCCGACGCGGCATTCTTCAGAGTCACCCTTCCAACAGCAGACTTACCAATAGGATCATACTTAGTCCCTCGAATATCAGCACCATCATCCGATGTTGCCATCTTATAAATCTTACGCATCGCCCGATCACGCTCAACCTGAAGCAGGTCCCGAGCCTTCGCCAAATCATCCCTACGAGCCGCCGCCCTAGACGACCCCGCCGACCGCACCTTCTCCGTAGAGGCCTCCGCCCCCAACGTATCAGGCACACTTGGAACACTCAGATCAACAGACGAAACAAAATCCCGAATCGCACCCGCCGTATTACGAACGTGCCCAACGCCACGCTTAAACGACCGATAATGCTTACCCCAATGAGACTTAACCAAGACACCAAACCCCCTGCCCCCTGATAAG